TCCTTCAAGGAGGACGGAAAATGAAAACCAACCGGCCCCAGGACGCCACAGTGTGGGCGTTAAGAGCGTGCCTGAAGTGGCTGGAAGCTTGTTCTGAACTGGGCTGGCAGGATGATGACCTACCAAGGCTTGAAGTTCTCTGGTGGGATTATCACGACAAGGAAGGCAACAGGATACCAAAGAAAAGCCAATGACACCTATCCAATGTATCGCCGCCACCTTGTTCATCTCCACCATGTTTTGGGTCGCTGTCATCTGCGCGGTGTTGATCAAATCCCGCTACTACCGCCAGCCCATGCGCTGCTGGTCCTGCGGGATCTATTTCGAGCGGGTAATTCGACGGCGCGGGCCGATCAACCATCCTGAGCCAGGGGTATGCTTTGACTGCCTAAACAATAAGTCGCCTGTCATTCATAACGGCGTGGCGGGCGGGCTGGGGTTTCCACTGGAATGATTTATGAGCAAAGAGATCTCCTGGCTCCCAATTGAAACCGCTCCAAAAGATGGAACGGTGGTGCTGTTGTGGTGGGAGGGTCAATGCGTATCGGCTAGATATATTGAACACGATATTCAGTGGTGGCATGTGGACGATGGGAAACACGGTCCGTACCCGTTGCGTGGCTCAGAGCCTACCTATTGGATGCCGACACCAACTGCGCCCAACCAATGATCTCCTGGCCCATGCTCGCAGTGACGGCGTATTCCTTTTTCACTGACAGGTTCATTGTGAGATCCAGCGAAAAACCAGCCATCATGTTCAAGGCTGAGAGCAAGGCCAGACGCAAGAACCGCAGACAATTCCGCCGCAAGGCCCGGGAAGAGTGGAAGAAACAATCAATGAAAGGTTAGAAAATTATGATCGAGAAAACTAGCGGATTTATGGTGGAAGGTAGGATGTTTCCAACATTGGCTGAGGCTCAAAAGCACGAACTGGAAATACTATTCGGGAGCGATGCTACCAGTTCGGATATGGCAAGGCGGATAGTTGAAAATGCTGCTGCGGTTCTGGCTATCCTCACATCCACCGGGCGCAAACCACGAGAGCGTAAGAAAAAGCCCGGACGACCCAAGGGGTCCAGGAACAAGCCTGAAGTCCCGGCAGAGAGCAATGGGCAGATTTTGCAGCAGTCATAAACAACAAACAAAATGAAACAAGACACAACTATCCCAATGGTAGTAACCACTTCACGTAAAGGTGTGTTCTTCGGTTATGCTAAACCCACCACAAACACAACGATTCGCCTCGAACGCGCTAGGATGTGCGTTTACTGGTCAGCCGACGTAAAAGGCATTGTCGGACTTGCGGCAAATGGTCCAAGCAAGTCTTGCAAGATTGGTCCTGCCGCTCCTGCAATCACACTTCATGGAGTCACCGCAATAATGGAAGCGTCACCAGAATCAGAGGCGTTATGGAACCAACAACCTTGGGGTTAGACGGCTCCGGCTACGGCTCCGGCTACGGCTACGGCTCCGGCTACGGCTACGGCGACGGCTACGGCTACGGCTCCGGCTACGGCTACGGCTCCGGCTACGGCGACGGCTCCGGCGACGGCTCCGGCTCCGGCTACGGCTACGGCTCCGGCTCCGGCTCCGGCGACGGCTGCGGCGACGGCTACGAAAAGGAGAAATACATCGCCGCAATCTTAGAGGAGCACCGACAGCCTAACGCAACAGTTGCCTTTTGGCGCTCAAACAATGATGGCACACCCGCAAACGGAGGCTCAAAAACAAAAGCAGCCGTTGGGCTAGAGGAGGAGGTTTCAGGTCCGTTGACACTGTGCTCGCATAAAGCACTACACGGAACATTGAAACCTGAAAACTGGAAAGGGGAAAGGTGGTGGGTCGTTGCGCTACACAATCCAGTCGAAACGCAGGAAGATAAAATAGGATCACTCAAGCGCACAATTCTGGCCGACCTTGGCAAATGCCCATTCTGAACAACAAAAACACACAAAATGAGAAGCTCTAAAACAGTGACAATTAAGGCCAGGAAAACCAAGCAAGTGCCAATTTCGGAAGCAGCAACAACAAACTAAAAAAGGAATATCCATGAACGTAGACCAATTAAAAGACAGTAAATTCTTAACCAAGGCCGATGTGGGCAGGGGTGTTCTCGTAACAATTAAGGGCGACGCCTTCCAGGAAAACGTAGCCAAGGAAGGCGCACCCCAGGATTTGAAATGGTGTATCGAGTTTGATGAGCTGGAGAAGCCATTCATCGTAAACAGCACCAACGGGCAATTGATAGCGCAAATCACCGGAAGCCGGGAATCTAATACTTGGGCGGGCCACAAGATCGTTCTCTACGACGACCCAAGCGTATCGTTCGGCGGCAAGTTGGTCGGCGGCATCAGGGTTCGTGCTCCACGGCAGCCAGCGACGAGGCCAGTTCCTTCAGGGATTAAGCCTCCCGTTGCAAAGCCTGTTGCTCCCGTTGCTCCCCCGCCAGATGAGTTTGTGCCGGAAGGCGAAACAGACGAAGAAGTCCCCTTCTGATCCTATGGGCGAAAAGAAATACATTTGGGATCTGGAAACTGCTCCGGTAGCCGATGAATTGCTCAACAAGTTCAAGCCGGAGTTCCTGCCTGATTCCAGGCTGGTTGATCCAGCCAAGATCAAAGCCTCAATCGAAGGCAAGGAGATCGAATGGAGGGACAAAGCGGCTCTTTCAGGTATTACCGGGAGGATCATCGCTTATGCCGGGGTCTGGGATGATGAAGAACCGGAAGTTGTGGCAGATGAAAACGAACGGACCTTGCTCCTGAACATCGTGAAACATTTGGAGAAGGTTCTTTACCAAGGTGGCAAAGCCTACTGCTTTAATGGGTTTCACTTTGACCTACCTGTTCTGTGTATGAGGTGCGCCATCAACAAGATCCCGGTTTACAAGGTATTCCAAACCTATTTCAGAGGTCGATGGTCATGGAACGAGGCATTTGTTGACGTGTTAAGCGTCTGGACTGGTCCCTATCAGCCCACAGCAGGCCATTCGCTTAAGAATATCGCTCTGGCTCTGGGTGTCGGCGAGAAGTCTGGTAACGGCAAGGACTTTGCCGATCTGCTCAAGAACGATCAGCAGAAAGCTATCGAGTACGCCAAGAACGATGTGGTCCTGCTCCGAAAGATCGTAGCAGCGATGGGGATATGAACGCTAACGCCATCTCCCTATCCAAAGCCCAGGCCGAACTGCGCCGACTGGAGGGGTTGCGCCGGGTAGCCCTCGTCCAGGTCAAGGAGTGCGAGCAGAAGATGAAAGCTTGCGTGGCCGCTATCGACATAATCCTGAACATGCCACCCCAGACAGCCAAAACCGATCAAAACGCCTCCCGGGGGCAACTGTGACGCAAAAAAGGCCATTCCCATGAAGTCTCAAGTTCTCCCCGAGTCATTCCTAAGGTACGTGGACGGCAAGGACCGCAAACCGATGGGTAAGGCTGGCCGAACCTGGGATGAGATCCAGAAATCCAGCGTGGCAAAGGATGAGCGAACCTTGCAAAAGCAGATTGCGGCACTGTTAACCCAACGGGATATCTGGTTTAATCGGTCCAGGATGGATAAAAGGACTACCAATACGAGATTTGCACCGGATTTTCTCTTCTTCTGGAATGGCCGCGGGTTTGCATTTGAAGCGAAGATCGGTAAATCGGAGCCTACGGAGGGTCAGTTAGACTGTCATTGCCAGATGCGGCGCAATGGCTGGCTCGTGTTCGTGGTTCGTAGCGTTCAGGAAGCGCGGGAGTTCCTTGATGGGAGGCCACAATGATAGATGATCTTCACGTATTAAGAGACGTTCACGCTGTTATGGCGCTGGCTGTTGTCAATTTGGCAGTAACTATTGGCATTCTGTTATTTTTGGTCTTAGAGAGAAAGAAATGACCACCCACCAACAGATCGGCGCTGAACTAGCCCGGGCCGTGGGCGCTATCCGCACCTTGAGACAGGTCGGAACCATGCTGGCTATGGACCATTGCTACGTGCAGCGGATCGAGCGAGAGGCGTTGTACAAGGTGTGGTTGAGGATGAAAAAGGCCCACTCCGTTTAAGAGTGAGCCTGTGAAAAGCAGGGGAATCCTAAAACCCTACCTCACAAAAACCTTCTCTGACCACGCCTGAGCGAACGATTCCCACGGCCAGTCTCCGTCAACTTCCGAGTCCCACCATTCGGGAATGATGTAATAGCCTTCCAACACCACGCGATAAGTTCCAATCGTATCTGGAACCGTGAAGTTGCACCCGCCAGCCAAAGGATCACACCCGTCATTGACGTAGACAATACCACCGCCACCCTCGGGCCAGAGAGATACCGCGAGGAGGTCAGCGCCGATGGGGAAGTTAGGTGGAACAGCCCAGGTTACTGCGCCGGCCCTGCCGTGGTAGTAAACCGAACCGCCATAAGGCCAGACAATCGCTGACCTGATTCTGACCGTGTAACCACTGGTCGCGTGAGACCTCCCCGATTCAATGCGAACCACATACGTGGCAGGTCCCATCCAATTCCAGGGAATGGGGATGGCTAGCTGCTGGCTCGTGTTATAGATCGGTGCGCTCCACAGGTAGGTTGATTGCCAGGTCTTGGCATCTACCAGGTGAATCGAGCAAGTCGCATCTGAGGCAAAGCCAGAACCGCTGAACACCAAGTTTAATTCCTTGCCGGCGTTCATGGTGATGTTGGGGCCAACCGGGAACTTGATCGTGCCGGCGTGAGTCGAGAGAGCAATCAGGAGGATTGCCAGTGATGGTAGTATTTTCATAAGGTGATTTACGCTAGTTGACTGTATTTCTTTCGGGGGATCTTTCAAGTGCGGTAGAGAGTATTGACACTCCCCGCCTGAGACTACCCGGCCATCATCAAGAGCGATAATGGTTTTGAACGGGTCTTCTGCATCATCCCGGATTATTTTGCCTTTAATCAATCGCCCGGTGTTGTAGTGGAAACACACTTCTACCTCTTTACCAACCCATTGCCCTTGCTTGGGAAATGAATCAATCGTGATGTTTTTGTGAACGCCCATATTTTCTAACCTTTTTGTTCGTTGTTTTCAATTACGGTACCGCCGGGGAAATCTTTCAGGGTTTCTCGTGGGCGACACAATTCCAAGCTGATCGAATAAGTCAGTGCGACAATCGTGAGTGCTCGCAATGTCATTTGATCCAAGCCCGTATTATCAGCCATGCAGACAAATCCAAGGGCCATCATCAATGGCCATACTTTCCAGAGATTTGGGCGTTTCATTTCTTTGCCTTGGTATAGCGATTGCCACAGGCCACAGCCCCGGACCTCCGGGCCTCATTCATCCGGTTGGCTCGCTCGGCTAACTGAGCCCGTTGCTCAGTGGTCAGGGTTTTCTTGACGCCCTTGTTCATCCGGCCCAGCTGTTGGGCAAAGTAGTTTTTAGTCATGGGGTTTTGTTCGTGGTAATAGCTTGCAGTTTTCGGGCCACGTAGCGCTGTCTTTCCGTTTCATCCGTTGGTTTCCAGTCATCGGTTCGTTGCCAGTCAGGGGTTCTCACTCCTAATTGTTTGAGCATCTTATCGACTACCCGGCGATGTTTGTCGCAAGCCATCCCTTGCTTAAAGTGCCAATTTTCATCGAGAGTCGGCGCGGTCCACTTTGCTTTTTCGTTGCATCGCTTCCAATCACACAGAAATGGTTTCATTTTGGGGTAAAGTTGTGCCAGTTAGTGCAGTTCCACCGGTTATGTTCATCACAAAACCAAATATGGTATTCATTGGTTGGCCATCCAAGCTTTCCCGATTTGAGCATAGCGTTGAAGCGGTCGATTACACTCCGCGCTTCGTTGTAACTCGCAATTAAGGCGTGTTTCTCGGCATTACACTTCGCCAAGTCCCTACGGGACTGTGTGTGGAGAGCCAGCAGAATGACCATCACCGCTGAGGAGTAAATTACATAAAGCCTCATATCATTACGGCGTGATAGATCACTTTTGTTTCGATGGGAATAAACTCATCGGCAGCAACGGTTATTCCTCGGCCCGCCAAATCACGGAATAATCCATCAATGGTGCTGCGTGTCTTTTCCAGAGTCGGATATGTCTCAATTCCTGGTGTCCAGTGAATAGCTTTGCCGTCCCTGTTTCGATGAGCCGTGCCGATATTGAACCAGTGACGCTCTTTAATGTGCTTTTGTTCTGTAGTCATAATCCTAACCTTTCTGTTTGTTGTTTAACTCTTCTCCGCCCTCCCGTCCTCCATAGCCCGGAGGGCGTAGGAGGATGCCTGCCTCGCCAGGAAGCAAGCAAGAGCGGGGGAGTTAATACACGGCGACACCTCGGGTGTACACCTGTTCCACCGGGAACTCGCCAAGATCATCTTTGCGTAAGATGTAAAGAGACGCCCCCCGGCAATCGCCCTGGTGGTACCAAACCAATTCGGGATAAGCTCTCAGGGTGCCCTTGATTCGCTTTAATGCCCCCGCCTCACGGTCAGCAATGGGCCTCCTATAGCTCTTGCCTTGATGCGGATAGGTGCAAAGATACGGCTTGCCTGTTGTCTCATCCCGTTCGATAGACCACGAGGCATAGTCATTGCCATCGCCGCACTCTCTTTCGTTCCATGAATGCAAAGCCATTGCACAGCGGCGCAATCGTTCGGCATCTTGATATTCGAGCCCTAGCTTTGTTAATCGGGCAATTACTTCTGCTCTTTCTTTTGCTGTCGTTTTCATCGGTTCTATCCTTTCTCTATCTTGGTTTGTTGTTTCAATTTACGGGAATAATTGCGGGAACCACTTTGGATATTCGTTAAATGTTTTAACGATAGTTTCTCCGATTTCGGGATCTCCATAAACTGAATCACCCACTCGACACACGATTGCACCATCGGCAGACAAAACATTGCGGGATTGTTGGTCATATCGCCAAGGTAATGGCATCTTTGCGAAAACAGTTGGTTGCCTGACAATTTTAGCATTTAGCTTCTCGCTGACTGACAAACAACCTGGACAGCAATCATTCATATCGTCTATTTCGCAACCACATTTAGGACAAGTTAGGTTCATGTTTCGTTTTTTGTTTGTTGCCTTACTTCCACCTCATAACCCGGATTAAGCCGTCGGATATGAGCTTCCACCGTGCTCGAGTCTGCATATTTGTTGAATGGGGTAATGATCTCATCGATCCCCATTTTGACTTCCTCCCCGCTGAATGTCGCCCACCAGTTACCGTCGATGATTGAGAGGGTGATCATCCTTCGCAAAGCCTTCGGATGACAGGTGAGTTTCACTTGCCACCTCCCTGTACCTTAAGCGATTCAATAATCGCCACTGCCTTGGCTATATCAGCCCGGATTCTATCGTGATACTGTTTATTGCGGGGGGTCTCCCCAAGTTTATTGATGTGATCGGCCAAGACTTCGGAGCCATAATCCTTTGTGGCTTCAGCCATCTCTAGGAGCAGGTTAAAATCGAGTTTCATAGTTGTCGCAATTTCGTAAATACGTCCGTTTACTTCAATGATCATCGCCCACCTCCTGCCATGATCCAAACCAGCTTGCCCACCATGACCAGCGGCACGCCCAACATCGCCACGCCCAAGGCAAGCCAGGCCCATTGCTCAGTCAGTCTTGATTGAAACTTGATGGGGATGCGTTTCACTGGGCACCTCCCGGAATATCGACAATGAAACGGATTGGTCCTACTGGCTCTTTGTTGTCATATTTCATAATCCAGCAAGATACTTCGGGGTTATTCCACTCAATCAGGTTTTCAAGACGGCTTGCACTCAGATAAAGCCCCATTGTGCCCACGAGCACGGAACAACTGGGATTAGCCCTCTTGAATGCTAACGCTATCGGACAATGCCCGGGAAGATTGCGCATTCCCTTGGCTATATCTTCATCAGTTACATTGACAGTTACACATTTCATTCTAACCTTTCTCTCGCACTCACCCTGCTTTAATCCCAGGGGCTCTGTGTTGTTGTTCTAACCTTCAGCCACCAGAGCGCGAGTGCTTTTTTGTGGGTGAAGGTGGAATCCTACCGGGCATTGATCACGTCTGCCCGGGCTTCTGTTATAGCCTGATGGCGATCTGCCCATTCAGTATTCCCTGATTTCTCACACCGACGCATTGCACCGAGAGTTCTTGCGATCACTTGATATGTTTTCATCGTCTTAACCTTTTGTTTGTTGTTTAATCCTACCGACACACAGACTCTCCCACATCAATCGGTTCATGTCTATATTTATTTAGAACTATTTACTCTGTACTGTACATAACCACTGGTACCATTGATCGAAACCCACGAAAATAAATCGCACACTCACTTACATTCCACGGTGAGCACACACTCACTTGACACGTACTGCTAAACTAGGCCATGCCGCTAACGCTCGATGTTGATTGGGAACACGCTCACCAGCTCTTTAATCAAGGGCTCAAGATTCCTAGGATAGCTGAACAGTTAGGGGTTAAATACAACACTGTATCGGCTAGGGCCAAACGCTATAAGTGGGCACAGAAAAGGGATAATGCAGTCAAGGCCGTTGCAGAGGTTGTCCATAACATGGTCAAAGAGAAACCCAATACGGTACAGGAACGTGCCCAAAAGTGGTTGGAAAAGGAGATGAATGCAGTGGAGGATATCACTATTGCACTCGATGCTGTGCCCATTCCTGAGACTATTCCAAAGCTTAGAGAGCATATTGAGGTCAGGGCCATGAATGGGAAGTACGGCAGGTCCACTTTCGGCCTCGACAACCAGCAAGGTACGGTGAACATCTCCATCGGCATGTTCGGTAAGGAGCAGGTTGAGCCTACCCCAGGCCAGGTCATAGACGTCGAGCTCACACCTCAACTGCCACCAAGTACCCCAGAAGGGGCAACCTAGGGGGCACTGTACTGTACAAGTACTTGGTACTGTACGTACCACCACTAGATTGTGAGTCTAGTGTGCGGGCTGTACTTACTTAAAGATCGTTATTTCCAGGGCCATCCAGGGCCAGGATCGAGGGGGTAGGCCCCCTTTTGCCCGGTGGCTTCGTAATGGGAGGGTGTGGCCAAACTTTTCCTCCGTAAAAACCTCTTTTAGTTGCAGTACTGCTGACCTGTGAGATGACTTAGTGGCAACTGTGATTAGTCATCTCCAGTGGCAGGATCTAAACTAGCCCGGATCGGTGTAAGCCCGATAGTTGCCCCTAGCTAAACTTTTGCTCTCAGAATTGGGTTTTATCCACGCAGAATAATGGTGGTTTTTGACATGAAATAACCTCTCCCTCTGTACTCCCTCTGTATCTGTATCTGTATGCAATTGTCTTGCATTTTGTCGCGACTTGTCCAAGACTGTCCAGACATTATGGTTGGATTCACTCTTCTCTGGTCAAAGATACTTGATTCAAGTCTTTGGGTTACAGGCAGCAAGGAATTGAGGTTGGTTTGGATCACGATCCTGGCTATGAAGGACTCAAACGGGGTTGTGCAGGCTTCAGTGGTGGGATTAGCTGATCGAGCCAAAGTGAGTGTGGTGGAGTGTAGGACAGCTTTGGACACCCTGAAGGCACCAGATCCCGAGGATACGAGCAAGGTGGAGGAGGGCCGAAGGATACGGGACATTCCCGGTGGGTGGCAGGTGATAAACCACGATTTGTATCGCTTTTCCACAGAGGCCAAGAGGGAGTTCTGGAGGAAGGCAAAGGCTGATCAGAGGGCCAAGAGTGCTCCTAGGAGGGCGAAGAAGGCTTCCAAGGGGGTGAAGATCCCGGCAGACTTCGAGGATATGAGTGAGCACGAGAAGGAGATTTTCGGAGAAGACCCAGTGGTAAAGAAGGAGGCTCGTGGGGTTCCTGACTCCAGGGAGTGGACACACGCGAACGAGGCATGAAACAGGACTTACTTTTCGCTCCAAGGGTGAAACACAGCTTGAAAAGACGCAATAACTGGAAGGTTTTCGTTAAAAGACCCGACTACAAGCCGGTCCTGGAGAAGCAATTGAAGGCTAGGAACGAGTTTTTCGTGGCTTGCGCGACCTGGAAGAGGGTCGATGGGCTGTGGATGTGCGTGGAGGCGGCTCCGAGTTTGGGATGGATGAAAAAGATGGACCCGGCGAGTGCTAAGTTGGAGCTGGCTAAAAGAGGGTGTTCATGGGAATGGGTATGAAAATGAAAGGAATTATGAAAATAACAATGTTGGTGTTCTTCTATTTCGCGTTTAACCCTTGGAGCGTGATTTACTACTACTACAGCCCGCTTTTGCAATGATTTCCCCCGGCTCCTTAAAACGCTACATCGAGAGGGAGAAGTTGGGGGTAAATGAGGTGTTGGACCGGCTGCAATTGTCGGGTGTGATCAGTGATAATGTGGTGGGGTTGGAGAATGTCGCCTGGGCGGATGAAGAACGGGCGGTAGTGTGGTTGGAGGGGCAGGAAGTATTACCTCTTTGAATCTGTCCTGCACCCATCCCCGGCCTTATTAACCGGGCAGATGCTCTCTTTGACGGGTTTGTAGGATTTTGGCTTTTTGACGATAGGAGCGCGGGGTTGGTGTCTTGGCCGATGCGATGGATTTTTCAAATGTCTCGGTGAGTTTGGCCCAGTAATCGTGTTCTTCTTTGGGGATCTGAGGATTGGGTGCCTGTTGATCGTGGGCCTGCCCTCCATAGGCTGGGCGAAGGAGGGTCATGGCTTGAGCCCAGAGGTTATCGGATTTTAGGATGCCACCGATTGGAGTCCACCCTTCAGCGATACGGGCATTGACGGTTTGGATTAAGACATCCACATCTGGCCAGTAAATGACGGTGTATTTCATAGCGATCTCTTCGTTTGGCCCCATCGATTTGGCTGGATCACGCTCCCGAAGCCCGGTGTGCGGATTTCTGCCAAGTTCCTTGCATATCCTCTGAAAATCTTCCTCGGTAGTCACGGGAGCGCTGCAGCCAGTTGTCCGATCTTCTGATTGATCTGGATGGCCACATGGACATCGGCGGCGAGCTTGGTGTCGGGTGAGGCTTCTACGATCTTTTCCAGGATCGCGTGCAGTTGGGTGTCCTGGTTTTGCACCCAGGAGAGGATTTCCCATTTTGGAGAGGGTTTCCAGTTGGGTGGGATGGGGAGTTCTGCGAGTGGATTTGCCATAGGTGGTATAGTGTGCCTGTGAAATTTACGTTTGTCGAGTGAGCGCCGTCTCTATCCCGCACAAATACGGCCTTTCTTTCCCTGTTCAGTTAAATGATCTGGAGTTGGAGTACTGGTGTTTTAAGAGAAGCCATCCGACCGACAAGGGGGGATTGGGAAAGTACCGGCATTTCTTAAACATCTCCCGGATGGTTTTGCCGGAGACAAAATTCCATGACTGGAGCCGGATTCAGATTCAGTCGCTCTGCTCGACCGAGTATGCGGTTCAGATCGGAAGCGTGATCCATCGGTATGTCTACTGGCCCGGCTGTGCTGCGGCTGCTAAAACTTTTTCCTCGGCCCACTACGCCTTTCTCTGGTGGCTGGCCAGCCCCATGACCTCTACGGTGATTCTGACCAGCACCAGCGGTAAGATGGTAAAGACTAGAATCTGGCCCAAGATCCAGGATTTCTTTTACCAGGCCAGGAAAACCCTGTCGGACAAGTTCAAGGTCGATGAGTCGTTAATCAAGACGGGCAATCTCCTGGATTCCCAGACCATCCTCCAGCGGGAGAAGGGGGATAGCTTGCGGGCGATCATGGCACTGTCTGTAGAACCGGGTGAGCTGGGCAAGACGGTGGCCAAGCTTCAGGGTATTCATAATGAGAGAATCTTGTTGATCGTGGACGAGGCTACTGACACTCCCGAGGCTATCTTCCGAGTGATACCCAACCTGGCTAAGGGTTGTTCGGATCTGACGGTATTGCTCATCGGTAATCCTATCTCCCGGACTCTAGATCCCTTTGATCGAGCGTGCCAGCCGGTGAACGGATGGGAGTCTGTCACGGTGGAAGATATCGAATGGAAAGCTAAAGGAGATCGGGAATTGTGCTTGGAGCCAGGATTGACGGTTAGGTTTCGCGGCAAGGAATCTCCCAATGTGAAAGCTCGAAAAACCATCTATCCGTTTCTTTACTCCTGGGAAGATTTTCAGCGGGATGAAGGCAAGGAAGACACGATTGAATACTGGAAATGGACCGAAGGATTTCCACCGCCAGAGGGAGTGTGCAATACGGTCTTAAGTGAGGCCATGATTGCTAAATATGGAGTCAGGGATAAGCACACCTTCCTTTCCAAGTCTGATCCCCTTTCAGGGTTGGACCCTGGATTTGAGGGTGACAAATGTATAGATCAGTTCGGATTGTTGGGGGATCTCAATATGGGCAAGATGGGTTTGCAGCTTACTGAGTCAGTGACAATAAGGCCCTTATCCACATCGGAACACGAACTAGACTATCAGATTTCCCAGTCTGCCATAGCGGAATGCAAGAAACGTAAAGTTGTTCCCCAGAATCATGGATCTGATTCAACGGGAACAGGGCGCGGGGTTTATTCTCACACTCGAACAGACTGGGGAGAATGTGTCCGAGTGGAGTTTGGTGGGATGGCCAGTGAACGCCCGGCTAGCGAGGAAGACCCCAGGCCCAGCCATGAGGTTTACGCTAATCGAGTGACCGAACTCTGGTTCTTTGTTCGTTCTATCGTGGTATCTGGGCAGTTGAAGGGAATCCCACAGGCAGCTATCCAGCAATTCTGTTCCCGGCAGTACTCAGTCAAGAACCGGAAAATAGTTTTGGAGACGAAACTGGAGTTCAAAAAGAAATTCGGACATTCCCCTGATGAAGCTGACGCGGTGGTGGTAATTTGCGAGGTGGCTCGCCAGCGCGGATTGGTAGCTGGAACGGTGCTGGCCATATCGAAAGAAGAAATTAACTTCGTCAAAGCGCAGAACGATGTGTATGATGAGGACACGCGCTTCAATACTCCATTTGAACAGACCACCGAAGAAGCCTTTGTTGACTGGTGAGCTTAATCGTAAATAACATCCGGGAAACCCCTCCTGGATACTGGCGCTACCTGGTGCCCGAGACAGGCCGACGGTTTCCCGATCCCAAGCTCGACCCGGGTAAACAGTACCTTTCCCCGGACCAACTGCTCTCCGACTTGGTGAAGCATTACCAAGCCAACGGCATTCCGGTTCCGGGGAATCTCTTCCTGCTGGTTCAAGATCAACTCTGCCGGCTGCTTCCACCGGATCGGTGCTCCTATACTTCACCAACAGACAAGCCGGTGGAGATCCGTCATGGGTTCACATTTGCCCAGGTGATCGAAGGGACCAAGACTTTGATCGGCTGGCAGTTGAATGGTCGGCAGAAGGCCAGCGTGGAAACCATGAACTCTAGAGCCGCCATCTGTGCTCGGTGTCCATACAACGCCAACCCTCCGGGATGCGCCACGTGCAATTCCCCACTCACGGCTCTGGTTAATTCCTTTGTCGGACAGGTCAAAAGCCAGTATGACTCCGTTTTGCAATCCTGCCTGGCCGGGTGCGGGTGTAGCTTGAAAGCCTTAATTCAGATGCCCCAGGATCTGATTACCGAGAAGGCTAAAGAGTACCAGGACAGGTTGCCCGAGTATTGCTGGCAGAAATGAAAACCATCATCATTGAAACCGTGTCCAACGGTTGGATCGTAAGACCATTTCAACCAATAGGCAATTGGGCCAAGGGTGACTTGCCCACGATTGCGGTTTATATTTCAGTGGAGAAGTTGCAGGAAGATATTCCACGACTTTTGGAATGGTCCCTTGATTTTCCACTACCTGTTTCTGAGGTTGAGGCTCTACGCTGCAAGGAATAATTTATGGACTCAAACACTCCCAACTGGCCCCAGGATAGCTATGGATTAAAGACGCTCGGTGACAATGGAAAGCCTCCTAAGAGTAGACTGGAATCTCCCAGCCACACCTTTAATATCGTCACAACTCTGGTTGATGCTGACAAGGGAAGATCGAACCATGACGCGCTGATCCAGTCCATGTTCGATGGAAACCCGCCTTACAATTCCTCTAAGCTGCGCAATGCTGGCCAGTCCCGTCGGGCGAACTTCAATACCCTAGAAGGATCGGCTTCACTGTCGGCTGGATGCGCCCCATACTACGATCTCTTTGCTTCTGGAAAACATTACGCCGTCATCACCTCCGATTGTGATGATGAGTCCAGGCGCGAGGAGTACGGGAATATCCAGACCGAGGAGATGGACCGTCTGTTAGAGAATTACGCGCCATTTGATTTCCATGTCTGGAGCATGATCAATGATTTCCTGGGTTACGGGAAAGGGTTCCTGATGTGGGAGGATACTTTGGACTGGCGTTTCAAGCGAGTCTCCCATTACCGGGTCAAGGTGCCTGATGGGACCGAGTGTGATATCGAGGATGAGTTTGAGATGTTCGTGGTCTTGCAGGACATGAAGGTTCACAACCTCTACAATCGCGTCCGGGATGAATCTACCGCCCGCTCTCTCGGCTGGAATCCTAAAGGCTGCAAGGATGCCATCCGTCACGCCACACCCAATGTAGAAGCCGACAGTTCCGAGGCGATTGAACTCCAGAACCAACTGCGCGACCACGATCTTTCCACTTCCATGCGGATGCCTTGTGTCAAGGTGGCTCATGTTTACGTTCGGGAGTTTAGCGGCAAGTGGAGCCATTTCATCATCGAGCGCACTGGGCAGAACACCGACAAGGAATATCTCTACAAGAAGGTGGACAAGTTCGAGGAAGCTTCCCAGATCATCGCCCCATTTTTCTTTGAGGTAAAGAGTGGCTCCTGGAACGCCTCGGCTGGACTGGGAAAGCAGATTTACGCGCCCATGACGCTAAAATCCAGACTGCGCTGCGCTGGGATGGATGCTACGTTTCTGAGGCTTGGAATCACCCTTCAAGCCAAGACCGCGGCAGCTCTGCAAAAGGTCGGGATCTCCCACATGGGCGGTGGCTATCATGTGATTGGACCGGACTTTGATATCCAGCAAAGCACCGTGCTCGGCGACATCGAATCATCGGTGGCCATGAACCGTGATCTGGATGCGATGCTGGAAGCCAATACGGGGATCTACCGACCGCGACTGGACCCCAAGCCCGGAAACCCGATGACCCTTGGTGAATTTCAGCAGAGGATGAGCATGGCCAGCGTGCTTGGGAACTCAGCCGTCAATCGGTTCTATTCCTATCTGGATTATGCCTACCGGGAAATGTACCGCCGGCTTTCCAATCCGAACATCCATGCCTCGATGGGCAAGTTTGCGAAGATGGCTATTGAGTACCAGGATCGTTGTGTGAAGCGCGGGGTGCCCAAGAAGGATCTGCGCAAGATAGATAGCGTAAAGGCCGACAGGAATATGGGCAACGGCTCAAGTATGATGCGCCAGCAAGCTCTTGGTTCCCTGGCCCCATTTATCCCGATGCTACCAGAGACGGGACGATCCAATTTCATTGATGACACGATTGCCATCTACACGAGTGAGGGCAAGGTCCAGCGGTATAATCCCAAACCGGATCAAAACGAATTACCCAGCGATCATCATGCAATGGCCATGCTTCAGGTGTCGGGCATGAAGGATGGGATTGAGGCTGTGGTCACATCGACCCAGAACCCAGTTATCTACGCACAAACATTTTTACAGGCTGGGTCTCAAGCTCTGGAAAGCGTGCAACAAGGAGCAGACCCACGAGAGGTTTTAGCCTTTATGGAGTTAGTAGGTCCAGCAGCCAGAAAACATATTCAAAGGATGGAACAAGATCCTACCCGTAAGGATATTGTTCAAACGCTTTTGGATCAGTGGGAGGAAATGGGAAAACAAACCGATCAATTGCGAAACCTCGTGGAGCAACAGGCCGAGGCTCAAGCCAAGCAAGAGCAGGAGATGCAGGCCGCCCAACAGCAGGCTCAATCAATCAGGAATGGGCAAGATCCTGACACCATGATCAAGTCCGCCGAAGCAGAGCACAAGATGCAGTTGGATGAGCGCAAAACAAATTTCAAGCTCTCCGAGAACGCCAAGAAGACCAGCCAGAAACTCGCTATCAATGACATGATGGCAGCAAGCAAGATCAGAATTGCTAGCGAAACCGCCGAGGCCAAGAGCACCGCTGAATGACACCAGAAGAAGCATTGGAAAAACTCAAGGACTTGAATAACCGTGGAAGTGATCCTAAGGCTTCCCACGTAGAAGCAGATGGCATACTCTGTTCTCTTCTTTCCAGTATGGGGTACGAAGAAATTGTTGAAGTGTTTAAGGATATTGACAAATGGTACGCATGACCTTCAAAGATTTCTTCCCCAAGCCCAAGGTTAAGGTGAGGTTCCTATTCACCGGCATGGATCTATTTACTTGGCGCAACAGCCCGGAGTATCTGGCCTTTGCCCGTGAACTCTGGACCAAGAAGGAGTGGCAACAGGCTCTTTCAGCGATCAGGAATGCGGCACCATCGGGCTACCCAATTCGTGGACGGACCATATCCGACGTGGAAGCCGCGATCGAACTTGGCCGAAAAGAAGGTTATCAGGATTGTCTGAATGTCATCTTCAGCCTTCCAAAGCATCCTGACCCGGTGCCAGAGGAAATAGAGGCTGACTTTGATCCCAAGGATTACAATAAACCAGATGTGGAATAGAGATTATGGCCGAAGGGGATTCCTGTCTTCCATTATTAGGGCTGGTTGCACGTTTATGATCTTGCCTTCAGCGATCACCTATGATCGAAAATGGATTCCAACTAAAAGTGGATTGATTCTTCCAAAATACGAGACGATTTTCACACCAGTCAATATAGACCTATGTTTATTGGTCAACATGAAACAAAAGTTTAGTTAATTATGCCAGACCCCGTCCTATCCCCTGGTTCAGGTTCCACCAATGTCGTCACTCAATCGCCAGCCGGCGGTGATCCAATTATTGCTAAGGGGTTTGATGATCCGGCCTTCTTACAGGCCGCCGAGAAAGCTTTTGCAGATCGGGCCGAGCAAGCCATGAATCCGACAAGGGAAGAGGCTGATGCGGAACAAACCCCAACCGCACCAGCCCCAGTTGCTAGGAGCCAAACACAAACAACGGAGCCTAAGATAGACAGGCCGCCCACTCCGCGCAAGGCTTCAGAATGGGCAGCTTTCCATGATGCCAAGGTGCAGGTGGAAAAGGAGCGTGATGAGCTAAAGTCCAAACTGGAAGTGTTCAACGGATTTGATCCCAAGGAATATGATTCTCTAAAAACCGAGAGACAGAAACTTGCTGAACGGTTGGAAGCGGTGGCCTTGGAGAAATCCGATAAGTTCCAGAAACATTTCAACGGAGAGGCCGACAGCATCAAGGCCCTGATTAAGTCGGCGATGGGGGACAAGGCTGAGAAAGCAATCAAGCTTCTGGACTTACCCGACAGTGATTGGAGGACCGAGCAATTAGAAGCTCTCTCGGAGGACTTAACGCCTCTGCGCCGAGCCCGGTTGGAACGCGCTGTAGCCGACATGGACAAGCTCCAGATCGAGCGCAACAAGGTCATCGAGAACTCGTCCGAGAACTGGAAGAAGCTCCAGGAGGCCCAGGCGATGGAAACGACTCGGGAGAAGGAAAAGCTTAACTCCGTCTTTGACCGTGAGATCAAGTCGATGGGAGAACCAGAGAAAGGCGTGGCCCCGTTCATACAAAAGGATGGTGATGCTGCTTGGAACAAAGGAGTCAAGGAAAGGATAGAGAAGGCCCGCCAGATTTTCTCTGGGGACATCTCTCCAGAAGAGAAGGCCCGGTATGCCGCATTCTCTTCGGCGCTGCCAGAGTTTGAGAAAACCTTTGCCTCAACCCTGGAAGAGAATGCCAAACTTAAGGCTGAACTGGGCAAACTGCGTGTCTCCGAGCCGGGTTTGGAATCTTCCGAAACCACCAGCGACACAGATGGCGATAAGTACAAGGGCCTGACTCACGGAGATGCTCTGGCCAAGATGATCGCTGAGGCTGGTGGGTTTTCCGGGAGATGATCGTTGCCCTTCCCGTCTGCGCCAAGGATGAGCATCTGGCCTTAGCCAACCTGCGCTGGTGCCAGAAGTTGGATGGCCATGTGGATTTCTCCTGCGTGGTTTGTTACGACACCAGTTACGACCCGGCCAAGGTACTCGAGTTAGCCCGGGGTTACTTCGGGCAAGTTACAACTTTCTGCTACGACAAATGGAATGGGGAACCAGCCTGGCCGCACCCACAGAACTGGGCATGGCAGTCAGTGGCCCGTTACCTGGCCAAGCAGAAACAATCATGGCTCTGGTGGGAACAGGACGCCTCTCCGTTAAGAAAGGGCTGGCTCACATCACTATCCGAGGCTAAGGAAGAATCGGGTAAACCCTTTCTGGGCTGCGTCATGTCCGAGTGGGACGGGCACTTAAATGGAGTAGCCATCTACCCGGCTGACATTCACAACTACACCGTCAAGGCACTGCTCTGCCGGGTAGCTCCGTTTGATGTGGTGATGCGGGAGGAGGTGGAGAAGTTCATGGAGCACACTCCGCTGATCCAGCACTTGATCACCACTGATGGATGTTCATTCCCAACCGTGGAAAGCATCTCCAGGCTGGTCCGGGATGACGCTGTTCTATTCCACCGCTGCAAAGACGGAACCTTGGTGGAACGGCTGGAGGAGTCTAGTAGTTGGACTAGGTATATCCCCACTATTTTCAAGGCCAAACCAAAGGATCGAAAGCTGATCCCGATCATCGCCCATCTGGACGCTTCCAGTGGCTACGGAATTTTCTCTTCCCAGATGGCTATGGAGCTAATGAAGCTCGATTATGCCGTGGAGATATTCCCGCCCAGTTGGAATGAGATCCACGGCGACATTCCACCACAAATCAAGAGGTGTATGCGCAAGCACCAGAACCCGCACGATTGGGATCTTATAATCTTCCCCTGCGTGATCCAGCCGGCCAATCTGGTTCTTGGAAGACAGTCCCACGCCTATTTCTCAATGTGGGAAAGTACTCGCCTTGTCTCCACAGTTGACCCTCGGAGAACTAAGGCCGTGGATGTGATGAACAAGTGCAAAGTAATCCTTACGCCAAACGCTTGGAATGCTTCTATATTTTCCTCTTGCGGGGTGAATACTCCGATCAGGATTTGTCCTCTTGGGTTTGACCCCGATGTGTTCGGAGTCACCTCCAACAATATCATCGGCCCGATGATCTTTGGGACGGCAGCCAAGACTGCCGTGGGTGGGATTCGCAAAGGGTTTAACATCGTGGTGGAAGCTTTTCGGATCGCCTTCCAGAAAGAAACCGATGTCCGGCTCAAGGTCAAAGCCTTTGCTGAAGATCCACCGCTGGATACTTACGGGGATACCCGCATCGAAGTGTTGCAACTTTACATCGAGCAAGCGCAGTTGGTGGAGTGGTACAAGTCGATCAATGTCTTTGTTTCTGGCTCTGCTTCGGAAGGATGGGGAAAGCATCAACACGAAGCGATGTGCATGGGACGCCCAGTAATCGGAGTGAACTTTGGCGGGGTGGCCGAGTTCTTCAGTTGGGAGAATGGGTACCCGGTGGATTTCAAACTGGTCCCGGCACAGGGCATCTACGAAAGCATGGGGGTTTACGCTCAACCATCAGTAGCGAGCATGGCCCGTCAGATGCGCCGTGCTTACGAGGACCGAATGGAACTCCAAGAAAAATCTCTCCTCTCAGCCAAGTCTGCTCGACGGTTCACCCTGGAGCACTCGGCTAAAACCATGATCTCAATCCTTAAGGAATATGGGTTTCCGGTATGAAAGTAGCCCTTGGAATCATCGCCCGCCCGGTTGAGTCACTGTTAGTCTTATGCCTGCGTCCGGTAATCTCTCACTTCGATGGGTTGATTATACTGACACCTCCAGATGCACAGTGGGAACATGGTGTAAGGAGTCTAGTCCATGAGCCACGAGTGTTTCACTTTGCAAATGATTATCCGTGGCAACGGGATTATGCACATGCCCGCAACACTCTCATAGGATTGTCAGAAAGATTAGGGTACGATTGGCTGCTCATGCTCGATGCTGATGAATCCATGTTGCCCGATGATTTAGTTTCCCTTCGTCAGTACATGGAGACAGAGGAGAGTTTGATTTTCTCACGCTTTGAGTTTGTCGATGACTTCAACCATTTCTGTCCATCGTTCTATCCAGACTACCAGGCCAGGGCTTTCAAGTTGAACATGGGATACAACTACACTGGGCCAGTCCATGAGTACCTCCGCAAGTGTACAGACAAACCTGCCTTCCAAATGCCCTATTCAACACTCTTGCCCAACTTGCACATCTTCCATTATGGTAAAAGTAAGCCGTCCGAGGAAGTGTGGGCCAAGATAGATGCTTACAATCAGATTGCATCTGGTCATATGCCCCGCACTAGACCGGCAGACGTTCCTCTTCCAGAGAGTTGGGCTTTGGATAAAAAGAAGGTGCGCTTCCTTGGAAACAGACCACTTTGACCGAATACCCCACCTTAGTCCAAATCGAGACTTCCGCATTCTGCAACGCAGCGTGCGGTTTCTGCCCTCATTCCAGCCGTGAGCTAGGCGCATCGGTGCGAATGACCGAGGAGATGTTCAGCCAGATCATTAACGAGATCGCCACCTGGCAAGCCCCACCAAACACGATCTGCCCGTTCCTGACCAATGAACCTTTTGCTGATGCTCGGATCTATGACTTCTGCCGGTTGATCAACGAGAAACTGCCCAAGACCTCGATTGTTTTCTACACCAACGGCAGTCTATTCACCGAGCGGAACATAGAACAACTTAGGACCGTGAAGAACATCTACACGATCAACCTTTCTCTCCACCACTCCAGCGCCACCGAGTACGAAGCTGAACTCAAGATCCCGTGGACAAAAACTATTGAGAGCATTCACAGGCTGATCAATTCAGACCGAACCTTGCCCATTACCCGACAGATCGTGATCCTTCGAGTTGGCAACGGGAACCAAGCAGAAGATCTAAAGTTTCTGAAGTTCTGTGCTGAAACTTTTCCGGGCACAGCAGCATTTGTGGCCCAGAGATGGAACTGGAAAGGAAGTATAAAGAGCCACATAGATTACCGCCCGTGGCTGGATATTATTTGCCCGAGGCAGAACGGAATGTGCATCCTGGCCAGCGGAAAGGTGGCACTGTGTTGCTTGGATCAAGACGCTCAGTACGCACTCGGGGATCTGAACAAACAATCACTGCTAGAGGTGTTCAACGCTGATCTGGCTAGAAAATACAGAACCACCATCAAGAGAAACCTGACGCCTTGCAATTCCTGTAATATGCACAGTTAGTTCGCGGATGAAATACCAAACTACCATAGAAGAGTTTGACTTGGACAAATGGGGTAAGGCCAAGTTCGCAAACTGGCATCATCCCAGCGAGCAACGAAAGGTTTTCGCTCAGTCGGACATCGACTGGATCTCCAACTTCATAAAACCCGGAGACACCGTTATCGACATCGGAGCCTACACTGGCGACACAGCATTGCCCTACGCCGTAACTGCTGGTCCAACAGGCCAAGTGCTGGCCTTTGAGCCAAACCTCGTTTCGCTGGAGATCCTGCTCCAGAACTCCACGCTAAACCCACAGTTCGCCACGATCTGGGTTATTCCCTATGCCGTAGGAGTGCGGCGGGAAGAGAGAATATTCCATTACCACTGCGGACAGATTAACGGCGGATACCTGACAGAAGGCGAACCAGTCACAGTTAAATGTGTGCGACTGGACTCGTTTCCCGAGAAGCCGTCATTTGTGAAGATTGATTGCGAGGGAGAGGATGGATTGCTCCTGGCCGAGTACACCTCGTGGCTCAAGGCTTCCAAGGCGGTAGTTCAGGTGGAACGGTTCCCCACTCTCAATCCAGATCAGTGTGCCATGTTATGGGCTGCCATCACCAACTACGGCACCCCCACAATGGAAGGGGACTGGACATTCACCAAACTCAAGCAACTGCCGGATAGGATCTGTAATATCATCATTAACCCAAATGAGTGAACCTGTTTTTACGTGCGACTGGTTTAGTCAGAATATTGGTCCGCTCACCGAAGTCTTGGCCAAGTTCAAAGGCAAACCTGATATCCACGCGCTGGAGATCGGGTGCTTCGAAGGGCGGGGAACACTGTGGCTACTTGAGAATATTCTAACCGATCCCACATCCACCATAACCTGCATAGACACTTTTGAAGGCAGCCAGGAGCACAAGCATTTCGATATGGTTATAGACTTGAACACAATGATACGGTTCAAATCCAATACCGAAGCCTACAAAGACAGAATCCAATTGCTCTCAGGTGCATCCTGGTTGAATCTTAAAAATCTTAAGTGCTGGAGGGACATCGTATACGTGGATGGCTCCCACATGGCTCCCGATGTCCTCTCTGACATGGTTCTATCATGGCCATTGCTCAAGAAAGGTGGGGTGATGTTTATGGATGACTATGAATGGCCAGGGACTGACCAGATCCAGCGGCACCGGCCCAAGATGGCGATTGATGCTTTCATGGAGGTGTACCGGGAACAGCTTAAAGCGTTGCACAAAGGGTACTCGGTAGCGGTGGAGAAGCTATAGGTACTGGTACTTTTACTAGGATTTTACTTTCAAAACGAGTAGGAAGGTGGTTTGATCTTTTAAGACTCTTACAGGTCTCAAACTAATGATCCTGGCTCTTAATCGCGTTCGTTGTGTAGGTTTTGCTGCGCATCCCTGTGCGGTGTTTGCCTCTGTAAGCTCAACGGACGCGCTTAGGGGTTAGCGATGAAATTGATCTCTCTCACACAAGGTTTCTCGGCGATGGTTGATGATGCCGATTTTGAATGGCTAAACCAGTGGAAGTGGCAGGTTGCAAAGTTTAAGCACACCAACTACGCCCGGATGTCCATGATGATAGACGGCAAGTGGACAAGAGTGTTCATGCACCGAATTATTCTTAAGCTGCCCGATGACGTTCACGCCGATCATGTAAATCGCAATGGACTGGATAATCAGAGACACAACTTGCGACCGTGTACCCGTTCTCAAAATCAGGGAAATCGCGGTATGCTTAGAAACAATACCAGTGGGGTTAAGGGAGTGGTTTGGTGCAAGCCAAATCAGAATTGGCAAGTTCACATACAAGGCAAACACGTGGGGAACTTTGAGACGCTAGAAGGAGCCAAAGTTGCTCGACGATTAGCAGAGATTGCGGTTTGGGGGGAATTTGCTCCTCCTAGTTCCTCTTGACATTACCTCCCGTCTAGTCCATCCCTGTTCCGGCAACAAGAGTTGCTGGATATCGCTTGCCCAGCTTAGGGCATCCAGTTTCTTCCACTTGCCTCTCGGCCCATAGTCGGTTGGCCACGACAAACCAACGAAGATCCACGCACTGCTAGTGCAGTCGTTTCTCGGATTCTTCATTTTCCAATTCAGAATGAAAAGGTTTGTTTATGGCTTGTACGGCGATAACCGACATAGTTGTCAGAGAATCAGGACGCTACCTAGCAGAGGAAATTTACAAGAGGAATTTTGCCACATCTCCACAGGTGCAGCTTATGCCCCGTGGCACCTTCCCAAAAGGGATGGGTGACGTACTCAACGTTTTAACTTATGAAAGGTCAGCCCCACTTGAAGCCGCCCCCGCTTGGACTGATGTTCTAACCGTAGACGGTGCTGAAGGCGGTGCTTGTTTGCCCCCTGTCACCAAGATCGGGATTGGTTCGACCACCAGGAACTTCAACCTGCAACGCCGAGCCCTGGAAGGCCCGGACTTCTGCGCTGAGGATCAGCGCACTCCGTTTGCGCTTACCCAGCAATTAAACGCCATCTCCGATATCATGGCTGAATACGCCAAGTTGGAATGGGAAATCCATAATCGACAGGAGTATTTCAGGTTGGTTAAGCGCAAGGTGGTAGTAGATGGCTGTCCCCCGACAGAATCCAACACCAGCGCCACGACTTACCCCGCTGTTTGCCCCACTTCAATTCTGACTCAAGGCATCCTGGACCGTTATGCGGCCAAGCTCTCCCGAGACGGCGCTGCCCAGTCCGCAATGGCTAGGGATAATGGCCGGCCCGTGTTCACCCTGATCACCAGTTGGGAGACGAGCGAGAACCTCATCAAGCTCAACCCCGATCTGCGGCAGGATATACGCTGGGCTGAACCAAACGAATTGCTCAAGCCGATCCTGACCAATAACCGGGTCTACCGTGGATTTATTCACATCATCGACCCATATCCTCGCCGGTTTACCTGCGCGGGTGGTGTCTATACTGAAGTCCCAGCCTTTATGACGGCTGCGGCGACCAAGGGCCAGAAGGCAGATATCAACACGGCCTACGAGAGCGCACCTTACGAGGAAACGGTGATCAAAGATCCGATGGTGATGAAGCAGTTGATCCCTGAGCCGATCACTAACCCTGCGCCTAACTTCCGGTTTGATCCTGTCACCTACACTGGTCATTTCACGGTCAAGAACATCGTGGACCGGATCTGCAACCCGGATGGAAATATTCTCTTCCATCGCGGTATCCTGGCGGCGGCTTCCATGCCGATTCATCCCGAGCGCGGCGTGGCCTTTGTCCATCTCCGATGTGACCCGTCTTGCGCCCTTGTCACGGCTTGCAGCTAACCAACTGAATTAGAGAGAAAGGAACTTTTATATGGCTACTCTTAATACAACGCAACCGCTGGGGCCGAGCATCACCACGACAGACGCGACTGTAACCACGCTGGCAGACTTCCAGACTAGGCCCGGTCGGGCTTATCTAGTCGAAGCCAAAGTCATCGCGGTGGACGTGCCTTTGGCACAGGCGGCTAGTTACATCCTGGCCGGCACATTCCTCACCGATGCGGCTGGGGTGCTGGCTCAAGTGGGTGCTACCACCTCGATTCACTCGACTGAAACTGATTCCGCCTGGGCCTGTATCCTGGAAGCCAGCGGAACCACGATCCGGCTACGCGCTACAGGCGAAGCTGCCAAGGTGGTCAACTGGCCC